GGGTCGTACTCGATGGGATTGCTCCCATGAGTGCGCTTTATACCAAAAAAAAGAGACAAGCGCAAGGCCTGTCTCTCTCCGTAGTATCAGTTGCAACTTATATCTTAAAACATCCCGCGCATGGATTTCATAACATCCCTGATTTTCTGCGCCTGTTCGTGTAGCAGATCAGGGTATTCATTCATAATCTGTGCCACACAAATGGATGGCCGCACATCGGCAGAATCTTTGGGACAATCATCAGCACCCTTTTCCCCATTCATTTCAGTCAACAGTTGTTTAAGGTCACATACTGCGCCCCTCAGATCATCAGCCGCTGATTGCATCCTTGATGTGTTTGCTTCTTTTGCACATGGTTCATCTGGTTGCATATTACTTCTCCTGTTTTAGTTTTATTCCCCTTGAAATCAAATCGCACCATTATCCAGCACGAAATTAAAGTGCCCTTGCAGTTTATTGTGCCTGCCCGTAAAGCCTTTCGTATCCAGCTTTAACCTTGGCGCGAACAGCAGGGTCACTGTTATATTCATCTGTGCCGACCATGGAATCAAGTTCAGCCTTGGACATTGCACCTTCAGGAACGGCAGTCTTGACCGGGATGCCGGGACGCTGCTGATAATGCGTGAATAGCTTGTTCAGCATGACTACACCATCGGCAGTTGCCGCCAGATTCACTGCTGCATCATAATCAGCCTCACCAAACAGTCCGATATCCACCATCTTGTCCAGCTGATCAGATAAATCCTGAATGACACGCTCATGATTTGGACCAAGCTTCTCCTTCTCGGCAGTGGCATCGATTTCAGCAGTGCCATTGATCTCGCCCATCTTCGCCATCATGTCACCCATGAACCCGGCATAAGCTTCCTGGCTCATCCCATATTTCAGAGCTGATTCTTGAGCATGTGCAATCAGTGGATCATTCTCATCCAAGTTGAGTGAGTCGGCATGATCAAATTTGTATTCCTTCGCCTCGGTTGGAATGACAGGCTCATCATCCTTGCCTTCACGTGTTTTGTTGCGGAAATCACGCTGAGACTTCTGCATTGCCTGAATATCAACCTTGCCTGTTTCCTCATCATAGAATTGAGGATCAAGCCACTCAGGTTTTGCATCGTACTGAACCCCACCGACATTCTCTTCCTTGCCGGCATCTGCTGGAGCTGCGCCTTCTGCCGGGGGGTTGTTGGCCTTGTGTTCAGCCATCAGGCCGCCTCCTGCCGCCTCCTTATCGCCGCTGCCACCTGCTGCTGCGCCATCAGCCCCGGCTTCATCCATATATTTGTAGAAATTGAATTTCATGATTCATTCCTCGGTTCTAATTTTGACAAAGTCCCTTCATCAAGTTTATGGTCTCCACACCAATCGGAATTGAAAACCACTGGGTACCCGCTCATTGTCGGAGCATGCCTTCTGCATCGGCCAACTTCTCCATCTTTTGGTGCATTCCACATACATGATTTGCATATCATTCCTGCACTTCTGTGTTTCCAGTTATCGGTCATCCTTCATCTCCCTGCTGCTGTTTTGGTGGACCTTGCTCGGCCCGGATCATCCTTTGACGGATCTCCCATACAAGTTGTGCCTGCCCTTCACGGAAAAAGCCCCACGCTGCGCCCCGGTCCATTCCTAAGTTTGGATCAGCACCTACCTGTCGTGCGATTTGTTCCATATAGGCCAATGCCTTCCTGCCGTTTGGTGTGTTGAATGCCCTGCGGAGCATTTCATCTGTGGCATATACATCTGACTCATATGCCGCCTGCTGCTGTTCTGACTGCCTTTGGTTTACATCCCAAAGCCCTCGTTCCATTTTATCCATTAACCCTCCTTATATTGGTTCTGTTGCTGCTTCCATTGGTTGCTCTGCGCCCGGCTGTGGTTGCTGCCTTTGTGCAATCATGCCTGCAAGCATTTTAGCCACTGCACCTTGGATCTGTTTGCGAGCAGCCTTATCTCGCTGCAGTTCTTGTGGTACACCAAGCTTCCCTGCCAAGTATTCAGGCAAGTCTTCGATAGAGACACCAAGCATTGTTGCTTCCTGCCCTGCCAGTGAATTGACCAATTCAATCCAGCGAACGACTGTCTGCACATCATCCATAGCCTGCTGCTGAGCGAGTGGAGAAACGACAGTTGCCTTCACATACAAGCCATCGATCGGGATTTCTTCCTCAATAAAGCCAGCATCTGTGATTACTTCCAGCGACCTACGCATCAAAGGATTCACCAGTTCAGACATTAACCGGCCAAATGGACCAGTGGTAGCCTGGGAAAGCTCTTTGATGCGTTCCATGATCTCGGTAGCAGAGCGAACTGCTGCGCCCTGTGGTGGCAACTGCTCATCGAACAGTGACCGCTTGATTCCGGACAGGAGCCTTTCACGGAGAACTTCAGTGATCTGGAAGTCCCCGGCTCTTGGCAATGGTGCAATGGCTGGACCACTCGGGCCTGCTGTGCGATTCACTCGGATGAATGCACCGGGAACAATACGCATGGTGTTTGGATTGATACCAGAATCATTGGAAACCATGTAAGCACCGGTCACAGCCATTGTAGCATTCTTCAATTCAAGCTCTGTGAGTTTGTTGGTGGTCTTGATGTCGTTCAGGTTATAAATGACCGGACCGCGACCGAACACCTCTCCCGGTGTCTTGGTCCATCTTGCCACGATGAACGGATTCTCACGGCTTGTGCGGCTCACCATGATGGTTTTTGAGTCTTCATGAAGCACTTCATACAGCCATTGATCATTTGGTCGGTCATAATGGGTGCATTCAATCAATTTAATCTTGTGATCCTTTTCAACCTCTTTGATCAGCTTGTTGATCTCATCCGGAATAGTGGCATCTGGCCATGTTGCCTGAATAAGTCGAGCCTTGACCTCATGGGCCCTGAAACATGCCTCAATCAGATCACCTACACCTTCCTCGAGTGAAAGTTGAGATACAGGAACACACTGATAGACCAACGGCATTCGTTTATCACCAGGCTGAACCAATAGAGCTCCGGTTCCCATGGACAGGTCAATCAGGAATTCATTGATGGCTGAATCGAAATTGGAAGCGTGTATCAGTGCAAATAGTGTCTCTGTTGCTTGATCCAACACTTTACGAGCTTCATCTTCATTCTCTTTCGGAAGAAGTGGACCGGGTGCAAGAGATGCCCATCGCTGGAATGGTGGCATGAGATCGGACTGAATGCGGTTTGCAAATGTGATTACAGCCCTTTCGGTAGTGGAATCATAGACTCTGGTGGCTTTCCGCTCACCAACTGTGCGCTGATAGAATGTGTTGCGCTGTGGAATGGCATACTCATAGGCATCATCAAGGATATCACGCCAGAGATCAGCTACTCCTTGAGCTGCTTTGTATCTGGCAATTAATGACTCAACGTTCGAGCCTGGAAGTGCTTTCTTAAATTTGGATAGAAATTCTTTCGGTCCCATATCTTATCCGAGTGTTGAGCTTTTTTCTGTAATGCCTTTAAAGCCGCTTGTCAGAAGACTCCTTCGACCGGCTGTGCCGCCTCGCACCTTCTTGGCTGCTGCTGCTTTGCGAGCCTCATCGCTACGAATCGCCTCTTCCTCTTTCTTCTGAGTTGCTGCAGTCGCAGCTTGTCCAGCCCTTTGCTTTTCAGCCAAGACTGCTATTTTCTTTTTTCCTGAAATATCTGTCCCGAATAATTGATCTACCATACTAGTCATGACATGACCTCCACTTTCTTTGCGCCGAGACTCAGGAGCCTACGATACAAGTTAAAAGGCGTGAGTGCAAACACACCCCTCAATCCAATCACATTGATCACGGTAGAAACACAGGTCATTATCGTTCTGTATGCCTTGGTCGCTTCAACTTCATGGCAATACTCCAGCACCGGATATCCACCCATGACTGCTTGAGCCAATGCAAACTCATAAGCAGGAGTATCAATGTAGCGTATATCAAGCCGATAACCATGATGAGACACCATAAGGCAGCCATCCCCATCATCACGAACCACATAGCAATGCCTGAATCCGGGTCTAAGAAGCCTCTGCCACCAGAATGATTGATTCCCGGGAGTGAATACGACATACCAGACATACTACTCGGTAGCCTGATATTCAACAGCCATTG